ATAAGATTGCCACTGAATGTGCTGTTGGAACTATTGTCCAATCGCCAGATTGGACTGATTTGTTTGAGCACATTGGTAAACATGGCTGGGAACGTGCCATTGCTGGTGATTACGCCAGTTTTGATGGTCAGATGAGTCCCCAATTTATGTTGATTGCTTTTAAGAATCTGATTTGGTTAGCAGAGAAGAGTGGTAATTATGATGAAGATGATCTTATCATTATGCGTGGTATTGCTACTGAAATCACGTATCCCACATATGATTATTTTGGAACTTTAGTTCAGTTTTTTGGTTCCAACCCTTCTGGTCATCCTTTAACTGTCGTTATTAACAGTTTTGTTAATTCTCTTTATTTGCGATATTGCTGGTACGCCATTGCAAAAGAGAAGGGATGGTGGAGAACCCCTCTATTCAACAAGTGTGTGTCTGTCATGACATATGGCGATGATAATATTATGACCGTTGCTAAGGGTTATGATGATTTTAATCATACTGCCATTGCTGATCAGTTAGCTAAGGTGGATATCAAATACACCATGGCCGAAAAAGAAGCCAAGTCTGTCCCTTTTATCAACCTGCAAGATGCTTCATTTTTGAAACATTATGCAGTATGGGATGACGAGCTTGGTTTATATCGATCACCTGTTGAGGAGGATTCAATTGCTAAGATGCTACATACACATTTAAAATCTAAAATTCTATCTATGGAACAGTCTAGTGCTGAAGCAATTCAAAATGTGGCATTGAAGTACTTTGAATGTGGACGTGAAGTCTACACCGAGCGTGTTGCTCAGTTGGAGCAAGTTGCGCGTGACGCTGGGATTCAGGGTTACGTAGGTCCGATTATGAGTTATGACGACCGCCTCGCTTGGTACCGTCAGAAGTTTGACCTATAGGTCAGCTTCGAAAGCCCGCCCTGGGGGCTTTGTACCTTGGGCCACCGCAACTGTGTGGTGGAATAAGCGAAAAACAGTTGTACCGTGTGTGGTTAACGCACGGCCTGCTAGGTTCTGCATTACCTAGCTTCCGTGGACAGCTACACGGACAGTCATTGTATATATTAATCGTTATTTAGCGATGGGGT